ATTCGAGAGTCCTGATATATCGCCAATTGGTGTGATTGGGAATATCCCATTAAAGTTTATTTCCCCAAATCCAGCAACAGCATCAACTATGCCAGACACAGTTGAAGACTCATTCGGAGGCGTGTCAAATAGTGGATTATCAAATCCAGTATGATTTAGCGTTTCCCCAGTTTGTGCTGTTGTAGTGGTCGTTGTTGGTTGGGGTTCTGATGTAGCTGCTGGTGTTGATACTAGAGATGTAAATGCAGCTGCAACATCTTCAAATGTTCGAGGTATTTGATTCTCAACTGTATCGGTCGAAACAACTGCAGGAGAAAATGTTTCAGAAATCCAGTTATCAATTTCTGGTGTCAAATCAACGCTACCATTATAGGTTCCAAACAAATATGGCTGAACAGTTGTAGCCTTCGTTGCAGTGTTTTGCGATATCATTTCTTCTTCAGTATAAGATAAAGAATAAGTCTTATCATTTAATTTATAATTGCCACTGCTAGATAAAAGTTCAAGATCAATTTGCGTTATTTTCTTAAATGGCTTCAATTGATTAAATGAAATGTGGCAAAGTAGATCTGGGTTCTTATTGTCAGCAATATTGAATCCATCAAATTGATCGACTAGAATTCCATACTTCTCTTTCTCTATAATTCTATCTTCATAAAAATATGTTTCATCTCTAGCCTGTTGTTCGAGTAGACTCAATTGAGTGTAATATTCAAGTCGCTCAACTCTCTTTTCAATACGACCAATATCTCTCATCGTATATCTGCGATTTTCATGGAACTTAAACTTCACATCCGCAGCTTTTCTTGTGTATGGCGGAACGAACATTGTATACAATGTCATTGTATCTGGAACGTCATTTGGTGGTTTTGGATATTTCGAAGGAATTCCAGGAATAACTTTGAAATCTTTATTTGAAGTTGCTACAACTTTATCAATTCTTGGAATATAATAACCATACGACAACTCCATTGACTCATCAGTAAATGGTAGTTTCAGTCCAGTAAATGTAAATGCAGTTGTCCCATCAGTTCTTCTTGGTCTGAAGTCAATTGTATCTGCTAGTGAGGTTGTACCAACAACAGCTGACGAGTAAACGCCAACAAAATTATTTGATACATCGCTCACGCTATAAGATTCTGCGGTAAAGAACCCATCAGAACCACTGTGATCAAAATATGTCAAGAGAACAGCAGTTTGACCCGTTGGTGGCGATTTACCATCTTTAAGAATGATTGATCCATGATCATAATAATTATCGCGCTGACCAGTTTCAAACAGATATCGTTCTGTAATATCTACAGCATTTGTTGCATTTGGTCTGAATTGAGTATTTCCAGAGTCGAAGATTTTATTAATTTTAACGACATCGGAAATATACAATGACTGCTTAACGCCTGGTGTTTTGTTTATATCAGAATATCTTGTAAACCAAACAACACCATTCGCCGCATCGATTTTAGTATTCGCTTCACCAGTAACTGATAGAGTCGCGTTATTGTAATCTACATCGGAAATTGATGTTTTTGCACCCTTCAGAATTTTTTGTTTGACGATAGATGGGCTGACGTCAGCGTCTTCAACTTTGACGTTAACGAAAATATCTCCAGTGAAAGTTGAAGCCCCAGCTTCAATTCTAACTTGAGTTTCACCAAGGCGATAAATTCCATTTGATGCCACTGTTGATAGCGACAATAATTGACCATTACTGAAGCTAGAAGAGCCTTTATCTCTGACTATAACGATGAAATTTTCTTCTACATTAGAATTCGACAGATATGTTGAATCTGTTCCATAATAGAATTTTTCTTTTCCAGAAAGTGTTATAATATATTGGCCACTAGTGAATGTTTGATTTGTAAGAAGTTTTCTGTGTACAAAATCAACGTCACTAAAATTAGATCTAGAAATATAAGTTTCTGGGAGTGGGAATATAAGTTTATTGAAACTTGCTCTGCTTAAGAATGTGAAACCTTCACTCGACTGACTTAGACTATCAACATCCATCGATGGGAAATATGCGGTAGAAGCGCTTTTCGCTCCATACACTGAGGAACCATAAGTTGTTGGTCTAACAGTGATGCTGTTTACATCTTCGATTGCAAAATTTAATGTTACTTGAGAACTCGTATCGAGGTTGGTGTCAAACGCTCTATCAACTGTTGCAACTCTTGCTGTATCATATGTAACAATTCTTCTTGTTTGTCCAATCCCAGTTCCTGCAGTTACAGTAAATGAGATGTCATTATACAATCCTGCAGGATCAATTGGATATGATGATGGGAAGGTGAACGCTGTTGAATTTGAAGTTGCTGCAACGTTGAATGTATTCTTCGTCATATTCTGATCGATAATATAAAGATCAAGTTTCGATCCACTATTTCTTTGCAAAGATCTAGCTCTCGCAGTTCCAGCCAAAGTATAATTATATGTTATTGCTGAAGTTGTATTGATATTTGCAGTAGGAACGATGTGCATATCTAGATTTGCGAAATTTGTAGTATCAAAAATTCCGCTATTCGCGCCAAAGAAATTCTTTACTGTAATGTAATTCCCAAATTCTAAGGAGAGATCATAGTCAGTTACTAAAGCTGTTGTTCTTGCTTTATTGACTGGTATTGATGTTGTTCCTACTGTCTCCAGCTCGAATCCATTAATATATGCCTTTCCAGGCTCAATATCAACGCTGATTTTTGAATCGTCTGTTGCTATGTCAGATGCGGATGCTCTGAAAGGAAATACCGTGTAATTCCCAGATTCATCGTATGTTCTTCTTGCGAGCGTCTTTTCAATTTCAGAATAAACTGGATATTTTACTTGCTTTGTGATTACACCATTCTCAACCCGAAGCAATTCAAAAAAGCTGCTATCGTCTAGAGAGTCTAATGTTCTTTTTGACAGAACAAGATTAAATTGATATCTGTCAGCGCCAGGAGCTTGATAGTTGAAAGATTCTTGTGCTGGATCGAGTAGAGAAGTGTCAACAGATTCATCGACAATGGTCTCTTCAATTTCTAGACCAATTCTATACGTTGGTTTTCTGGAATATGGATCGAGAACAATAGTCTGTTCTGGAACATTCACGAAAAATCCATTAACGTAAAATACGCCTTCGTTGATCGACACAACAGAACCAACGTTTGATGATTCCGCTGCCAATAATGTCGCTTTTGGAGAATCGCCAGGAACTACTTTAATATCATCGCCGTTTTGGAATTCTAAACCACGAACATATCGAATCATTAAGGTTTTAAATTCTTGAGTATCGTCAACCGCAATTACTCTAGCCTTTTTATTCTGTACAGTTCCAGTATTATTTGTAATGATTTGTTTATCAAATTCAGTAACATCGATGTCTGTGTTGCCGAATTGATTTTGCAGTTTCAATGATATAACTGCAGTGTCCAGCGTCAAATGTCCACCAAGAACCTGCGATCCATCTTTGAAAATGTGGTCGCCAAACAGTTTAATCTGATTTTGTATTGCGGTTTGTAGTTGTGTCAGTTCACGAGCTTGTACTGCGTATCCTGGCTTAAACAGAATGCGCATATAGTTGTTTTCTCGTGGACCATTGTCCGCGTTAAAATCATCATTATAGGGGTTGACGTTGAATTCAATTGGCATTTATTTTTCCTAAAATGAAACTAGTATTCTAATTTGTTCTGCTTGATCATCATCTCTTTCGATAGCAGAATTGTTTCTAACATAAAGAACATCGCCACTAAATGCTTGTATTTCTGGCTCTACAATATTAAACACTTCAACGGAAGTTGTTGGATTCCCAACCTCACTATAACTTTTTAATTCTGCGTTATCAGTTATTGTTCCGCTAGTATTATTTATCCAGATTTCATTAGAAGTCTCATCCCAGAAAGCAATTGTACCGACGAATGTCGCTGCAGCATAAGAAGGACCTTGATAGACTTTATCGTTCAGATAGAATCTACCAGAACCGAGCGTTGTTGATGTTGTAACAACATATGTTGCGACATACGTTGAATCGTTTCCAATCGCACCACCATCAGTTTCTCTAACATTTTTCAGCAGAGAAATTTGCCTGTATTTGAAATTTTCCTGATCATTTTCTGTTGGGAAATTCCCATTTACCGTTCCATCAAGTTCAACTGACACCATTAAATGTGTGGCGCCAAGTTCAATATCAACATTTGATCCATGACCACCACGAGGGCTGATAACTGCAATTAAATTAGCATTCGCCCCAGTTCCCGTTGCTTGTATCGTTGCATTCGTATATCCAGAACCACCATCCAGAATATTCACACCAACGATCACACCGTTCAGAACATTTGCTGTTACGTTCGCCCCCGTTCCATCCCCAATAATAGAAATAACATTAGCTGATGCCGATGTCCCATTTGAAACATATCCTGTACCACCATTCACAATATCAATGATGTCTATTCTTCCATTGACTGCGGCTTCACTTACAATTTCATCATCAATTACTGGCATCCACTGAGAATCAAAAAACTTTTCTTTCAGACCAGATGGTATTGTATACAGATATTTCCATCGATAACCATCTGACGTTTGAATGTATGGATTTTCGGGTAATTGCCCACCAATATCAATTTCTGGCATAACAGTTGATTCTGCGCCGCCGTTATTAAAGAGGCACTTGAAGACTTGATCCCTGGTATTTCTCACATAAAATTTATTTGCATATTGAGGATACAAATTCTCAACTCTACTGTATGCGTTTTGAGTGTATGTGTAGTCGAATGAACTATTTACCATCAGATGACGATTGTTTGTGATTGAAACGATTTCTTTTCTGACCTTTGGTACGTTGATACCATCACCATCAATTAGAATAATTTCACCAATACTCAGGTTCGATGTAAAATATGTGTCTGCGCTACCAACAACATTCATGGTTGATATTGTTGCAGAAACATTTGCTGGGAGCTGAGTTTTGGACTCGTAAGTAAATAACTCAGATTTTTCAGTGTATTCGGTATAGGCGGTGTTATTTGCCCAGTCAACTCTAGGGGCAACCAAATTAATATCAGCGCCATTAATCTTTTTCACAGAAACTAAATTCTTATACACGTTATCTAGAGCTTCAACAGTCTCAACTGAATCGGCAATCAACGCATCACTCTGTGGCCATTGTGTTGATTTTCCAATCCCAACATAAGTGTTAGCTTCAAGCGTAATGGCTTCTTCATACTCTTTAGCCATGTAAACTCTATTTTGTATGGTGCTTAGGCTCTTCATTAAATTCTACTCTTGAATTTGTTTAAGTATTTCGAAAGAAACATTGTCGAAGTATGGGTAAACAGCATAACTCACCAGATTTGCGTTTGCCGTGAATGTCGCAGAAGAAGTATTTATCGTGTATGTTTTTCCGCTTCCGCTCAATATTTTTCCACTTATGTTGCTAGAATTGAATTTAAATTTCACAATATCATTTGCAACTAGATTCAAAGTATATGTATTTGATGTGAATGTAATCGTGTTAGAATTATATGGGACGTTAATATATCCATCGCCATAGAATTTGGTATTGCTTTCCAACGTCAATAGCGAAGAAGTATTAACATTCACAACAACTTTTACTTGTTTTCTAGTTTCAATATTATTATTTAAAATGATGATGTCATTACTTGAAACATTAGATGTGAAGTTGATAGAAAACCCGACAACGTTTCCTGTTCTGTTTTCAGGATCAAGAGTAACAGTTCCAACTATAGCTGTATTTTTGGTAAATATCTTCATGAGAAAGTAAATCCTGTCGTCACCACATCGATAATCTTTTTCGTTCCCAATGGTTTCATTCCGATTGGATGTAAGATATCTAACAATGCTTGTTTATAATTGTTTAATGACTGTTCTGTTACTATAACGTATGAGAAATTGTGGTACTTTCTGGAATCTTGCAATTTTTTATCTGAGCTTAAGAACCCGTCAGTATTTAGATAATATCCATTATAGATAATTAGACCATTTAAAAATTCAGCATTTGCTCGGGCAAGACCATTGCCATAGGTTGTTTCTGAAATAACATCCACATTATATTGCGGAGTTGAATCTGTTGCTGTTATCGTCAGATTTGCAGATGTATTCAAAGACCCATTATAGTTGTAAACTCTTAGAACTCCGCTTGATGATATGTATTGATCGACATTAGCTCTAAATGTTGGAGAAGATAAATTACCTTGATACACCATTTGTTTTTCTACAAATGTATCTATCGGATCATCGATGGCAGCAATTTCGATATCTCTTACTTTAAGAGAGACAATTGGCGTATCAACATAACCACTACCTCTACTCAATAATCTAAAGTTTTTAATCCTACCAACATCTTCTACTGTCGAAACAATCTCATCACCCTCACCATATCGATACGCTATTAAACTCGCGCCAGTGCCAGCTGCAGAAGCATAAACATTGTTCTTATTTCTGACTACCAGTTCAACCGACCCTTTCGGTCCAATGTATCCTTCTCCGCCAGAAACCAACGTCAAAGAAGTGATTTTCCCAGTCCCATCTACTGTAAATGTGATATTTGCCCCATATCCACCACCAGCATTTCTATTTACATAAATTTTATCTGTACTTGTATTGTATCCAGTTCCGCCAGTGACGATTTGAACATTAGCTATAATTCCAAGATTTAGAAATGATTGTCTGGACGCTTCCCAGGCAGTTCTATTTGCGGGAGTATCTTCACCAGCAAAAAATATATCATTGAAATAATTTTCTGATGTTGTTGTGTCATAAAAAGAATTAACATCAATTGTCGGGACCTCAGTATATTTTGACCCTGGTGATCTGATTTTTACTTTTGATATCGCTCCGATATTTACCGTTTCAAATTCAAACGCTTCGCTTAAAACAGTCGCTATATTTGCCGTAGTTAAATTTGGAAAACCATATGATGCAGCATTAAGTTGAATTGATGCATATTGATCAATTGAATCTAAATTATATGTAAATGGAATAGTGTTGGTGACTTCGGTAACTTCAACAACAGCATCAACAATATCACCACGCGCAATATCAATTGCAGATGGGATAACGTCGACCTCAGTGTTTGGCTTTATTCTAAATCCAAATCCACCTTTCGATACAGCAACTGTTTGTATTCTACCGTCCGTAACTTCGTTTACAACAACTCTCGCTTCAGCGGTTGATATTGCTGGATTGTCCGATAGCCCACCAATTAAAACAACGGGATCTCCAGTCTTATACTTCAACCCTCTATGTTTTGGGTCGATACGAACGTTTGATAGCGCGCCAATAATTCTTTCTGATAGAAGAATTCCTTGCTCACCATTATCATCGACATAAGTTACGTCAAGCAATTCACCATTCTCAAAAGTCTTTCGGACATTTGATACATAGATTTCAATAATTTCTGCGCCAGTCCCGACGTCGATGGTTCTGTATGCGCCTTCGATGACGCAAGATGCCTTTGATAATTGACCAATAGCCAATCGCTTAACAATTGAATTCAGATCAAAACTCGATGGTGTATTTTCAACTGTCAGTCTGAGTGTTCTTGGGATTCTCCATTTACCATCGGATGCTCTGAGAATATTTTCTTTCGGTAATACTATCTCAATATCTTCATTATAGAGAATTCTGAATAGGAACTTCAGCGATTCAATACTTCCCTTTTTCGCATAAAAATCATTGATTGTTTTGATTAACTTAGCTTTATCGTTGACCAAATCTTCTGGGAAATATGGCAGAAACTTTTTACTGAAGTATTGAATAAACTCTGAAGTGGTTTTATCAATATCAGCATAAGAAAGAAGACTTCTGGATTCAGCTGTTACTCCATTTTCTTCTTCTAACCACTCATAGTATGCTTTAATGAATGCAACGAAATTTTCATATTTGTTGTCTAGATCGTCCCGAATGAATTCGGGAAGTTGATTCTTTACAATGAACGATATTGGGTTTGAAATTGACATCAGTCAGAAACACTCAAATTGACTGTGATTGCACCCAAATCAAATTCATCTAGAGTCGTGAGTGATTGTCTTTGACTTTTGAATGTTAACGAATTTGGTTTGGCATTAAATCTCAAAAATCCTTGTGGGTCGTCGATCGCAATTGGATTTAAATTCAGAATTGAAACGCGACCTGAATTGTAATTTACAATACCAGCATTATCATTTAAGACGGTTTTGATATCACTATCGTCATAATAATATGTTCTTAATCTTCCCGTTCTACCCTGAATTATTGGATTCAAAGTGGCTCCCGTTCCACCACCACCAGTAATTTGTATTGTTGCAGTTGTATATCCAGTACCAGGCTCAAGAACACGAACACTTTTGAATTTTCTATTCACAATAACAGCTTCGACTCTAGCGCCAACTCCATCACCAACAACTGTTAGAACTGGAGTTGACGTATAATTCGATCCAGTCAGAACAACTTCAACTTCTTCAATTCCAGTGAATGAATCTGGAACTTCCTCAATATAACACGTTCTTCTAACACCAGCTGTATCTAATTGCGTAAATCCTGGAGTACTGTACATTCTTTCGCTGGCAGAAGAACATCGTTCTAATTCTGTTCCAAATTCTAGAATATAATCTTTGGATACGTTTAATGTTACAGGGATTCTCTTTTGAATGAAGAGATCAACTGTTGAGTTGATGATTGATGTGTCGGAGTCGTCGATTAATCTCAGAAGTCTTGATGCTTTGAATGTTGAATTGAATGTATTCAAATATTGGTCCGAAAATCCAAGAACAGCATTTTTTATTGTGCTCACTATTTGACCAGCGTTTTTTGACGTCAATCTTGGATCATACGTTGCTTGAATTTGTAAAAGCAAATAGTTGTAATCAACATCAACGAATTGTGGTGTTACAGTCATAACACTAATTGGTTTCAATACCGTGTTTACCAGGTAATCTTTTTCGCCTTGAGTGACTTCGAATCCAACTCTTGGTTTTGCCGTTACAAACACTTTACCATAAACTGGTGGAATATTTTCCTCACCACCCCAAACATTTACTGCATCGAAATATGGATATTTGCGATTAATCAATGCGATGTAATCGTTCTTTGTTACTGCTCGATTGTTCGATAAATATTTCTTCGGCGCATTAAATTTAACATCATCAATCGTTTCGCGGATGTTACCAGCTGAAGATTTCATGGAAGTTGTGACTGCCGCCGTTGATCCCGAAAGAACAGATCCAGACAGTCTAAAATTCTCAATTCCATTCGCCAAAGAACCATTTGTTACGATATAGGAAACAATCACCAGATTTCCATTGTCGAGTTTCTTCCCAAGAACCCCATCTCCAAAATAAATTCTATACCGACCAGCATCACCTTCTTCGAGATAATACACTTCTGAATTGGTTGTAACTTCAGTCGCATCGTCAGCAAGAACATATGTTCTTTGGGATATTTCTGTTGATGATTTTTGAATAGTCACTAATAGAGTTGATGTATCAATAGAAGCATCAGGAAGTTCAAATATTTGTTTTGGATTCGACAGATTGTCTACGGTAAACACAAAACTCGCTGGATTTCCTTCTTTGATGGTCACTCCAGTAAAGTTGAATAGCGTTCCAGTATTTGAAACTGTTTTCTCGTCAACAGAAACGAACACGAAAGATTGCCCATCAACTGATTGACTTGTAAACTGTGTAAATCTTGGTAGAGTCAGAATTGTTGTTGCATCAGAAATAGACTTTGTGATTGCGACGTTTACTGTTGCGGTTGCTGACGTTGTTGACCTTGGTGTGTATCCGAGAAGTTTAGCGTGAGAAACTACGGATTGACGAAGAGCCGCTGAATCCATGAACATTTCATTTGCAATCATATTCAAATAAAACGAATTATAATGCGTGTTATATGCAAGAACATCAAGAAGGATGTTCATAGCAGAACCTTCAAAATCGAATCCGTCGAATTCTTCTTGACTGCGAAGATAGTCTTTTAAACTATCCTTGATGTTGTCAAAGTCTAATTCAGAAACTGAGAGTTTTGCCATTTATCGTAGTCTCTCTAGAAATATTGTTGTAGTTATTGGTTCTTCTAAATTCAACAAAAAGAACGTAACGGTAACATCATAACCATTCCCATCGATATTTTCTAAAACTTCGACGGAACTCAACTCAACTCTCGGTTCAAAGTTTAAAATCACGTCTTCGATTTCTTTTGCAATAATGTTTGCGCTAATTGGATCGAGTGGCTCGAATAACATCTTACGAACATTCGCACCAATCTCTGGGTGAAATGGTTTCTCGTAATGTGCGAGTAACACAAGATTCGTAACTGATTGAATTACTGCATTGTAACCAATCTTTTTGTTTACGTCTTTGCGAATTGGATGAGGAATAAATGCCAGATCCAAATCTTTGTAAATTCTAGCTTGATTTTCCATTTAGTCTACGCGCTGAGCATTCATCTATTTATACGATTATTGGATAGCCAACTTTTTGATTTATTTTATCTGCGAGTTTTTTCTCCAGCTCAGAGCCGATCTTATTCTTCAGATTCGCCAGGTTTTCTTCAGATAACGAATCAAACACTTTCTGTACATTAATTCCTTCAAGCGATGACATAACTGATCTCAATTGCGGTGGAGCCAATGATGTTATCGTATCTTGTATTTTATCTTTAGCCAATCCTGTTAAAAATTTGTCAACATCTTTACCAGTTGCCTGAGTGACTAGCTGACTAATTTTTCCAGATTCTAAACTATTGGTCAATTCTTTAATTTTTCCGACTGGTAGTTTATCTATAAACTGTGATACCAGACCATCAGCCCCAGGAAGTCCGACTTCAGATAACAGTTTATCTGTCAACATATTTGCTGAAAGAGGCGTCAATCCAGTGACCATAGATGCCAATCCGAGTGGGCTGGCTCCACCAATCAGAGAAGTTATGCCGAATTCTCCACCAATTGAACTTACGATATTTCCAATGTCGAAGCTGGTCGCTTGTTCCAATAGACTATCCAACTGAGCAACATCAAGTTTCCCCAACAGAGCTTGCGTATCTGCTAGAGCAGTCACATCTGCAACTGCAGCATCAATTTGAGCCATGGTTTCATTTACTTGTGCCAATATATCAGACGCACCTGGTATGAGTTCTGCGAAATCTTCGATATCAGTTGGGAGCGCTGGGAGTTCAGGTATCGAGAATGCACTAGCATTTGATCCAACGCCAGTTGCTGAAACCTTACCAGCAACGCTCATCTTTGACGCTTTGATTGAAGATTTTGATGTAATAGAAGTTGAAGTGCCGCTGATCGCCATCGATCCAGCTGAAGATACTCGTGTTGACGATTTACCACTCAATGACGTTT